TGCCGGTATGCAGCAACTTGTCACGCGAGACGAAGAAGGTAATTTGTTGCCGGGTTATGCACAGGGTGAATTGCAGATCAACCAAGCAGCGGCAAATGTGTTGCGTGGTGCACTTGGTGATGATCCTGACAAGTTCAAGAAGGTTATGGAGGCTGTTGAGATCCAACTTAAATCTTCCAGGCCTCCTGAACCAAAGACGCTTATCCTTGGAGAAGGTCAGACAGCAAACATTGTTACGCCGACAGGACAACTGAAGCAAATTGGTGCTGTTACGCCGAAGGCTCGTGAGCTTCCGACAGCAGAGCGCTCTGCTGCGCTTGAATTGTTTGGTACTGATCAAGGTTTGACTCCAGATCAGTTGACCCAAGCGTCTCAATTGGCGCAGAAACGTTCTCTTGAACGGGCTACTGCTGGTAGGTCAACAACTGTGCTTGACATGACAGGTGGTCAAAAAGGGTTTGAAAACGAAACTAAGTTGCGAACAGAGTTCCAAGGGTCTCCAGACTACAAAGCGTTTGGAGAAATGAAATCAGCTTATGGTCAGGTAATGCAAGGTCTTAACAAGGCAAACGCTATTGGAGATCTTGCCGCTGCAACCAAGATCATGAAACTGCTTGACCCGGGTTCTGTTGTTCGAGAGTCTGAGCTTGCGCTTGCTATGCAGGCTGGTGGATTGCTTGATCGGGTTGCAAACTATGCAACTAATGTTATGCAAGGAACAAAACTGTCTCCTGCTCAAAGGAAAGAGTTTGCAGAACTTGCAAATTCTTTGTTTTCTGTGAGTGTTGATGCGTTTAATGAGAAACGAAATCAATACTCTGATCTTGCTACTCAGTATGGTTTTGATGTCAAGCGTGTTGTTGGTGCTGAACCATCAATTCCAGGTTTGAACAAACCTCAACAAGAGCGTCCATTGACTTTGCAAGAACAGGCTCAGCGTGAACTTGAAAGACGCAGAAGGGGACAGTAATGGCTGACTTGTCTAGGCTGTCAGAAAAGGATCTTGAGCTTATCTCTGCTGGCAGGATGCAGGACGTTAGCGAATCTGGGCTGCGAATCCTTGCAGGAAAAGAACCGATTGCTCAACGTGCTTTGACTGCTGTTGATACTGCTCTTGGGTTGCAACCTACTCCACCAGGACAGAAACCGCAATATCGTTTGCTTGAAGAAGCAAGACAAGCAAAAGCGCAGCCTCTTGCTGTTACAGATACAGACGTTGGTCGGCAACTCGGGTTGACTGCTCGCGCTGGCGCAACAGGTGTTCTTGGGCTTCCTGCTCTAGCATCTGATGCAATTGTCTCGCTGGTCAACATGATCGGTGGGAAAAGCCTTCCAATGCCGTCTCAGGCGCAACAGCAGTTGATGACTCGCGCAGGACTGCCGGAGGCTGAGACAGAGCAGGAAAAACGAGCGCAAGACATATCGTCTGCTGTTGCTGGCGTATTGGGTGGCGCTGGCATTGGTGCTGCATTGCCTGCTCGGTTTGCTGCCTCAAAAGAACTATTGACGCAATCTCCGGTGTTCCAAGCTACTTCTGCCGGTGCTGGTGCTCTAGGCTCTGCTCTCGCAAGGGAAGAGGGTATGGGGCCGTATGAGCAACTTGGTCTTGGTGTGTTAGCCGGGACTGTTGCTCCGTCTGCCGGAACTGCTGCTGTCTTGTCTGCTCAATCTGCTGCTAGGGGTGGCCGAGAGCTTGTAAGACCGTTTACGGAAGCAGGCAGAGAGGTTGTAGTTGGAAATATCCTCCGTCAGTTGTCACGCGACCCAGATGCTGCTGTAAGGAATCTGGAAGCGTATCAGCCTGGTGTCCCTGGGTACACTCCGACGACAGCACAGGCTGCTCGTGACGTTGGTCTTGCCGCTGCTGTTCCTCCTGTTCGCGGGTTGGATGTAACGGGCAAACTGACTGAGCAATCCATGCAAGCCAATCGTGCAAGGTTGGCAATTCTTGATCGTCTTGCGAAGGAAAAGACGGATCTTGATGCGGCTATAGCAAAACGGGATGAGGTAACGAGACCTTTGAGAGAGCAGGCGTTTGAACGGTCAACTGTTACTCCTGAGCAGTTTTCCGACAACATTGCTGCTGTTGATGGTGTGATTGGAAATTTGCTTTCATCTCCTGCCGGAAAGAGGGTTCCTGTCGAACGGGCGATGAAGTTTGCTCGTGACCGTATTTCGCAGGCTACAACGCCACAAGAATTGTATGAGGTTCGCAAAGACCTAAGAGATGCTGCTCAAGGGTTGCTTGACAAGGATGGATCTGCTTATAGGCTAGCAAAGGGCCAATTGGAGCAGGTGATTAGGTCTATTGATGAACAGATCGAATCTGCTGCTCCTGGGTATGCTGATTACTTGAAGAAGTACGCAGCATCAAGCCGTGGCATTGAACGAATGGAAGCCGCGCAGGAATTCAGGGGCAAGGTGTTGACGACAACGCCAATGATTTCTGATCCCGGGAATGTGTCTGAATATTTGATTTCACAACCAAAATTCGTCAACGCAATTCGCGCTGCCGAAAACGAAACCAAGCTATCTAAAACACAGTTGGCTGTTTTGAAAAAGGTTGGACAGGATCTTGATGACGCGACAACGAGAGTAACGCAAGAACCAGGATCTAATACATTCAGGAATCTGTCGGTCGCAAACGTGATGGGTGCTATTGCTGGCAAATCAATGTTTGGTGATGTTCCGGCAGTCTTGCAGAAAGTTGCTGCTCCGATGAACTGGCTATACAACGGCACAGATGATCAGATCAGAGAGGTGATTGTTGACGCTATGCTTGATCCGAAACTTGCTGCTAGGCTTATGCGTAAAGCAACGACCGCAGAAATGGTTCCGTTGTCGCAAGAACTTCAGAAACGCGCACTTAAACTTGGCTACGGTCAGGTGTTTGGTCTGACTGAGGAATAATCATGGCAAAGACAAAGATCTCCGAGTTCGACACCAATCCAGACCTCAACACCGACATCAACTCTATCAACATCGCAGAGGGTTGCTCCCCTGCGAACATCAACAATGCCATCCGGCAGTTGATGGCTGATCTGAAAGAGTGGCAGAACGGTTCTCAGGACAAGTACATCGCTCCTGCTGGGACTGCTGCTGCGCCATCGTGGACGTTCAACGGCGACACAGATACCGGGTTCTACTCTGGTGGTGCTAATGTCGTTGGAGTTGCTGCAAACGGATCATCTGTCGGTACGTTTACCTCTGCTGGATTTGTTGGCAATGTCACTGGAAATGTGACCGGGAATGTTACCGGGAATGTTACCGGGAACCTGACTGGAAACCTAGTTGCGGCATCTCCGACTGCTCCGACACAGGCTGCTGGAACGAACAACACGACTGTTGCCACGACTGCGTTTGTGCAGGCTGCGCTGAATGCTCTTTATCCTGTTGGTTCGATCTATATCAACGCAACCAGTTCAACGAATCCCGGTACTTCGCTTGGGTTTGGTACTTGGACGGCATTCGGTGCTGGTCGGGTTCCTGTTGGTTTCAATGCAAGCGATCCGTTGTTTGATAGCGCAGAGGAAACTGGTGGTAGCAAAGATGCAATTATTGTATCGCACACGCATTCGTTCAGTGCCACGACAGGCACTCAGAGCGCAAACCATACGCATAGCGGAACGACTGCAACTAACGGATCGCACAGCCACGGTGTTGAAGCCCAAACTATTTCTCAGCCAGTTTTCTCAGGGTTTGATGCTAGGGGGGGTACTAATATAGGTGCTCAAGCAACAACCACATCTACAGCCGGCTCGCATGATCACACGTTTACAACTGGTAACACATCAGCAGACCACACTCACGATGTTTCTGGAACCACAGGGTCAACAGGATCATCCGATGGAACCAACGCCAACCTTCAGCCGTACATTACGGTCTATATGTGGAAGAGGACAGCATGAGCGAGGTCGAGCAACTCCGTGCACACGTTGAAAAGATCGAGTCCAAGGTTGATGAACTAAACAACTCGATCAAAGACCTTGCAGAAGCCTGGAAAACCGCTCAGACGCTTGTTGCGTTTATGAAGTGGCTTGCGGGTATCGGTGCTGCTTTGCTTGTTATGAAAGCAGCCTGGGACGGGTGGATTAAGTAATGCTTGATCCTGTCAGCCTATTAGCTACTGCAACAGCGGTCTTTAACGGACTGAAGGCTGCTGTTGAGGTTGGCAGAGAGGCTGAAGATATTTTTGGTCAACTAGGAAAGTGGGCTGGCGCTGTTGCTGATCTGCAAGAGTGGATGCGGACAGAAGAAGAAAACGCCAACAAGCCTCCTCCATTGTTTAAGAAACTGGTGTTCGCTAAATCAGCGACTGCTGAAGCATTCGATGCGTATGCTGCGAAAATTAAGATTGCGCAGATGGAGGAAGAGATCCGGCATATGTTCACCCTGGGTGAACTTTGGTGGCTCGGGAAAGAAGGCTACAACGAATTTATTATGATGCGTAGGGGCATCAAAGAGAAGCGGGAAAAGATGGTCTATGAGCAGATCCGCAGACGCAAGAAGCTGATCAGACTTGTGACCGACTATGCCTTCATTGCAATGATCGTATTTACTGGCGGGTTGATCCTGTACCACATCATTGCATTCGTGATCGAGCAATCATGACAAACGATGAAATTGAGGTTCGTGTTTGGGCAATCATCACCCTGTCGCTGACCGGCATTCTGGTTGTATCTGTGCTGACGATTCTTGGTGGTGTTCTGTTTGTGGAACACGACATGGATCGGATTAGCCCGATTGACGAGGCTTTCCTGGCAATCCTGAAAGACATCATGTTGTTGTGTATTGGCGCAATCGGTGGTGTCGTTGGTCGCAAGTCTTTATCTACAGCATTGGAGAAGCGCAATGCTTCCAGCACTGACAGCACTACTTCCGTTCGCAACCAAGATCCTTGATAAGGTTGTTCCTGACCCGGAGGCCAAAGCTAAAGCCCAGGCTGAACTGGCTCAGTTAGAGCAGTCTGGTGAATTGGCGAAGATGGCGAATGAAACGGAACTGTTTAAGGCAGAGCAGCAGAATCTGACTGATCGTCATGCTGCCGATATGAGGTCTGACAGTTGGCTGTCAAAGAACATCAGGCCGATGACGCTGATCTTCATTCTTGCTGGCTACTTTACGTTTGCAATGATGTCTGCATTCGGCAAAGACACAAACGAAAGTTACGTTCAGCTTTTGGGGCAATGGGGGATGTTGATCATGTCGTTCTATTTCGGTGGTCGAACCCTTGAGAAAATCATTGACATGAGGGCAAAGAAATGAAGTTTGACATCTGCTTTCAGATGGTAATTAAGCATGAGGGTGGATTCGTTGAGCATCCGCAAGACCCTGGTGGTATGACTAACCTCGGTGTTACGAAAGCAGCGTGGGAGGAGTATCTTGGTCGAGAGGTGACAGAACAGGAGATGCGTGACCTTACGACTGAGACCGTTAAACCGTTTTATCGGAAGAACTACTGGGATCGTGTGCGAGGCGATGACCTGCCTCCTGGTGTTGACTATGCTGTGTTCGACTTTGCTGTGAACTCTGGTGTTGCAAGAGCTTCTAAGATGCTTCAGGAGTGCGTAGGAGCCACGAAAGACGGGTCTATTGGCCCCAAGACTGTGGAGGCTGTAAAGGCTCGTAATGCGGCTGAATTGGCGCAGGAAGTTTGCGACAAGCGTCTGGAGTTTCTCCAGAGCCTGCCGCACTTCCCGACATTTGCTAGGGGCTGGACACGCAGAGTGCTGGAGGTTGCTAAGACTGCGGCTGAGCTATCTCGATGAGCTTGTCAATATACCATTGAGCTTTTCGCAGATCCTCGACTCCGTTCTTTTGCTTCCACCTCCACAGGTACTTGATTGCGTTAGCTGTGCAGAACGACTCTAAACCGTGAAGGTCATGACACGCAGCGGTTAGTGCGT